TTTGTTATCTCAACGGCTGGTGATATTCCTACTGGATTTCTTGCAAACCGCTTGAAATACTGTCAGAAAGTGCTGAAAGAGCTAGTCAAAGATGATTCATTCTTCATCTTCATCTGCAAAGCCAATCAGGCAACAGATGGAGATGTGGGAGACTACTTGGATGAGAATGTGTTGAAAATGGCTAATCCCTCATGGGGTGTGACTGTCTCACTCAAGGCCCTCAAGGAAGAAGCAGAACAGGCCTTGAATGATCCACAAACCAGGAATGAGTTCTTCAATAAGACATTGAATGTCTTCACTAACTCAATGAACGCTTATTTCAATCCAGATGAATTCATTGCTAGTGATGACTGTTACGATTGGACCATTGAGGAGCTTGCAAGGCTCCCTATTCGCTGGTATGGAGGAGCTGACCTTTCAAGACTGCATGACTTGACCGCTGCTGCTCTTTATGGGGTTTACAATGACGGTGAAAAAGATGTTGATATCTGTATCACACACGCTTTCTTCCCTCGTGTCAATGCTCAGAAGAAAGCCAATGATGATGGCATTCCACTTTTTGGGTGGCAATCAGATGGCTGGCTGACCATGAGCAACACTCCAACAGTTCTCTATGATGACATTGTTAAATGGTTCATAGATATGCGACAGAAGGGCTTTAAAATTGCTGCTGTCGGTATGGATAGGAAATTTGGTAGAGAGTTCATGCTAAAAATGAAGCAAGCTAAATTCAAAATGATTGACCAGCCTCAGCTATTCTATTTGAAATCAGAGGGATTCAGAAGAATTGAATTGAAAGTGAAGAATAAAGAATTTTATTATGTACATTCGGACGCTTATGAATATTGTGTCAGCAATGTCAGAGCCATCGAGAAAGTGGATGATGCTGTCCAGTATGAGAAATTGGACGGTGATGGCGGTACAGCAAGAATTGACTTGTTTGATGCGAGTGTTTTTGCTTGTATTCAGGCGCTTGCTAACCTTGGTAAGAACAAGAATGTGATGGCTTACTTTGATTAGATAGAAAGGAGGTGAGAAATATGGGAATCTTTGACAAATTATTCAAGCGTGGCAAGTCTCAAACGATGTTCACAAGCTTTGGGAATTCAGATTTGGGCATCATGTATGACGGGGATGGCTATATTCCATTAGCAAGGAATCCAGATGTGATCATGGCGGTCAATAAAATTGCTGACATGGTTTCAAATATGACAATTCAGCTTATGGAGAATACAGAATCCGGTGATGTACGAATCAAGGACGGGTTGGCCCGTAAAATCGACATCAACCCTTGTGATCACATGACAAGAAAATCATGGATCTTCAAGATTGTCAGGGACTTGCTTTTATTTGGCGATGGGAATTCTGTGCTACATGTGGAATATGATCCAATGACTGACTATATCAGCAATCTCAGACCATTTCCAATGTCGGAAGTATCGTTCAAGAGTAATGATCTAACATACATGATCCACTTCAGGGACACTGATTTCAATCCAGATGAAGTGGTCCACTTCGCCATCAATCCTGATCCAGACCGGCCTTATATTGGGACCGGTTTTAGATTGGCCTTGAAAGATATTGTCCGAAATTTGAACATGGCTACACAGACCAAAAAGGGCTTTATGAACGGAAAGAACGTTCCAAGCCTTATTGTGAAGGTAGACTCTTCAAGTGAGGAGCTTGGAACCGTGGAAGGTCGGGAAAAAATCGCTAAGAAATACTTGACAACAAGCCAGTCTGGTGAACCTTGGATTGTTCCTGATGCCTTGATGGAAGTGGAACAAGTTAAACCATTAAGTTTGAATGACATTGCTTTGAATGAGTCAGTAGAAATTGATAAGAAGACAGTAGCTGGAATGTTAGGTGTTCCGGCTTTTGTGTTGGGTGTGGGCGATTTTAACAAAGAAGAATACAACAACTTTGTGAACACCACCATCATGAGCATCGCAACAACAATCACTCAGACACTTACAAGAGATCTACTAACTTCAACCACACGTTACTTCAAATTTAATCCACGTTCACTGTATTCTTACGACATTACAGAGCTTTCAACTGTGGCCCAACAAATGACCAACAGTGCTGCAATGCGTAGAAATGAGTGGAGAGATTGGGTTGGTATGACTCCGGATCCTGAAATGGATGAAATCATTGTTCTTGAAAACTATCTGCCACAAGGCGAGTTAGGCAATCAGAGCAAACTAAACAAGGAAGGAGGAAATGCCAGTGAAGAAACGTAATTCCTACATCGCTACTCAATTTGAGACACGAGAAGAACAAGAATCTGGTGACTTGATTCTGAGTGGCTACTTCATCCGGTTCGATGAAGAAACTGAGCTGTGGCCAGGCTATTTTGAAGTGATCAAACGTGCAGGAGTGGAAGAAGCAATAAAGAATGCTGACATCCGTGCATTGTTTAACCATGACCATAACCTAGTATTAGGACGCACAGGGAACAGCACAGTGAGTCTCAAAGTTGATGACAAAGGTCTCTATGGTGACATTATCATCAACAGGAATGATCCAGACGCTATGGGAGCTTATGCCCGTGTACAGCGTGGGGATATTGTTGGATGCAGTTTTGGATTTATGCCAATCAAGGTAGACACTGTTGAGCGTGAAGATGGTTCCTATCTTGATACCGTGCTAGAGCTTGAAATCTTTGAGGTCAGCCCTTGCACATTCCCGGCTTATCCACAGACTGAAATTGCTGCACGTCAGAAAGACTTTGAATGTCTGAAACGTGCCAATATTGAAGCGTTAAATGAACGCAAAATGAAAATTAAGGAGAAATACAATCTATGAACAAAGCATTAATCTTTGGCGCACGCATGCGTGCAAAAGCAAGCAAGGTTGTTGAACTGGAAGAAGCAATCACAGAATTGAATGAACGTTCTGCAATCGAAGCAGAAAAATTGGACCGTGCTGAAACTGAAGAAGAAGTTTCAACGGTTGAAAAGAGCCTTGAAGACATCCAAAAAGAATTGGAAGAGAAACAGGCAGAAAAAGAAAAACTTGAAGAAGAAATTGAAGAGCTTCAAAAACAAGTCGATGAACAAAATCGGAAAGCCCCAACTTATCCAGACGGGGAGCAACGTGGAGGAAAGAAATTGGAACAACGTGACGCAATTGCTAAATTCATTCGTACTGGTCAAACTCGTGACATCGTAGGTCTTAAAATAACAGACTCTGGAAGCGCTGCTTTGATCCCAACTGAAGTGTTGAAACCTCACTTCCTTGAAAAGACACGCAATCCACTTTTGGATCTTGTCCAACGTGTTCAAGTAAACAGTGGTTCTGGTAAATATCCAGTTATCAAGAAAACAGATGGCAAAATGGTTTCAACTGATGAATTGAAAGCTAATCCTGAACTTGGAAAACCAAGCATCAGTGAAATTGATTACTCAATCAAGACTTACCGTGGATACATCCCTGTATCTCAAGAAATGATTGATGATGCAGACTATGACATCATGTCAATTGTAGAAGATGAAGTATTCAACCAAGGCGAAAACACTGAATTGTCATTGATCGCTGCTGTCCTAAAAACAGCCACTCAAGCAGATGCTGCTGGATTTGATGGCATCAAAGACATCTACAACAAGAAACTTAAATCAATCTACAAAGCAAGTATTGTTGTTACTCAATCAATGTTTGCTGCACTGGACAAAGTGAAAGACAAAGATGGACGCTATATGCTTCAAACTGATGTAGCCTCTCCTACAGGCTATTCATTTGGTGGCAAGCCAATCTACAAAGTAGATGACACTGTATTTGGAAACGAAGGGGACATGAAATTCTTTATCGGGGACATCTCTGAATTTGTTGGATTATTTGACCGTTCTCAAGTATCTGTTAAATGGGTAAACAATGACATCTATGGTCAATTGCTTGGACTCTTCATCCGTTTAGATGTCAAGAAAGTAGATGAAGCTGCTGGATTCTTTGGCACATACACTGATGTTGTAGCGTAAGGAGGTATCACATGCCCTATACAGTAATCCGTCCATTCAAAGACATGCGTGATGAAGAACAACATGAATATAAAATTGATGATGTGTTTCCACGCAAAGGCTATAAGCCTGATCAAGAGTTTGTTAATAGCCTCTTGACAGGCTTCAACTCAGCAGGTTCAATCTTCATCACTGATGAGGTAATGAAGAAAGCTGAAGAAGCTATTGAAAAAGTAGAAGAAACTATTGAAAAAGTAGAAGCAACTACTCAAGAAGCTGAAGAAGCTACTGAGGAAGCAGAAGAAGCTACTGAGGAAGCAGAAGAAGCTACTGAGGAAGCAGAAGAAACCACTGAAGAAGTGGAAGAAGCTACTGAAGAGAAGCCAAAGCGCAAGAAAGCAACTAAGAAAGAGGAAGAATAGCATGGACACTGGTCAGTTAGTGGAATTACTTAAAATCAAATTAGGAATTGCTTCAAATTTGCGAAATAAAACACTAGAGAAGATTGTTTCAAGCGTCATAAGCGAACTAACAAACAATTTGGGTGTTGAATTGGTTCCAGATCGTGCTGACCATGAAATGTTCATTGTTGACTTTGCTGCTTATCGCTACGAAGGTGGTGTTGATCTACCACGTCACCTTCAATGGCGCTTGCACAATCTGCAAATCTCTTCCAAGAAAGAGGTGTAAAATGTGGAATGATGAAATCATATTGATAGGCTTTAAAATCACAGGCAAGGATAAGCTCAAACAAGATCTCACTGAGAAAGTAAAGACTACAATTTTTTGTAAGAAAAAATCTATTACACGGTCCGAATTCTACCAAGCCAATCAGGCTGGCATTCGTCCAAATCTAATTGTTGATATTCACAGTTTTGAATACGACAATCAGGAATTTGCTGAGTTTGGTGGTACAGAGTACCGGATTTTGAAGACATATCCAATCAACCTCAACATCCTTGAATTAACTCTAGTGGAGAAAATGACATGAGCCAAGATCTAGCCAGTCAAATTGCTAAAGCATTAGCAGAGTATTCCACAGAGGTTGAAGAGAAAGTTGATAAGATAGCAGAAGAAACAGCGGAAGAGACCGTCCAAGAATTGAAAGCGACAAGTCCAAAGCGTTTTGGGAAGTATGCCAAAACGTGGAAGAAGAAGAAAATGGGGAAAGGTAATTTTGTAGTGCATAACACAAATTACCGTCTCCCTCATTTGCTTGAATTTGGACACATAAAGAGGAACGGAGGACGGGTTTCCGGCATCGTACACATCAAGCCGGCAGAAGATCACGCTATTGAGAATTTTGAAAAGAAATTGAAGGAGCTTGGAAGATGAAGCTGTCAGAGTTTGCAGGTATTTTGGAACAGGCTGGATTGCCAGTCACTTACAAGGCATTCAGGGAAGGAAATGCTCCCTCACTGCCTTACCTTGTCTATTTTGAAAGCTTGCCATCTATCACAGGGACAGACAATCAAGCATCATACAAGATTCGTGCTGTCACTGTAGAATTGGCATTCGAACGAAAAGATGAGGAACTAGAAGAACGATTGGAAGAGCTGTGGGATGACCACAAACTCTTTTATGATGTTCAAGAAGAAAATTTCATTGAATCAGAAAGACTATTCGTTAAGTCTTATGAAGTCTATCTATATTGAGGAGGAAAGAAATGACTGAAAATAAAGTTACCTATGGACTTGAAAATGTCCATGTGGCACCAATCCAATCCATCAGTGAAACAGGAGTGATCACTTATGGACAAGTCTTCCGTTTTCCGGGAGCGATGGAATTGACACTGGACCCTAAAGGGGATTCAGGATCAGTGAAAGCTGATAACATTGATTATCACTTTATCAACTCAAACGAGGGATATGAAGGTAAGTTCAAAGTCCCACATATCATTGAAGCCTTTGCTACAAAAATCTTGGGTGACATCAAAGACTCTACAACAGGAGTCATCACAGAAAAAGCAGATGCGGAGACAACCAACTTTGCTCTTATGTTTGAATTTGCTGGTGATGCCAACAAGACACGTCATGTCATGTATTACTGTTCAGCAAGTCGCCCAGCAAGCGGATCGGCTACAAAGAACGGAACCAACGTGAATGAACGTGAGTTGAGCTTCAAAGCTAGTCCTCGCCCTGGTGATCAAGTGGTGAAACGTTCTATCACATCAGCGGATGATCAAGAAGTTTATAAGAAATGGTTTGAAAAGGTCTATGAACCTACTCAAACTTTGTAATTAAGGAGGTCTTAAATGCGTAAGAGTGTGACCATTAGTGAAAAGGAGTATGAGCTTGTAACCAATGCTTACACTCCTATCGCTTATAAGAGTGAGTTTGGGAAAGATTTCTTTCAAGATTTATTTGGAATGATCTCAAACCAAAATATCATGCAAATGGCTGAGAATGTCAACAATGAAGTTGACATCAACATGTTAGCCAATTTTGACATGACCTTCTTCAATCGCTTGTTTTGGGTTTTCACAAAATCAGGAAATCCACACATCAAGCCTTATGAACAATTTTTCATGGAAATGGAAGAATTTCCTTTGCAGGACATTGCTCCAATTCTAATGGAAATGATCAATGAGACAAT